TCTTTCAGCATAATGTTTCTCTTGACTGGTTCGTAAGCATCCTTGGCTCTCTGTATATTATCTCGCACCTCACGGGCAGACATACCACTTGCAGCTGTGAGATATCTAGCACCAACACGATGGGGTGGCTCTTCATTACACAGCACTATGCAACGTGCGCCTTGTGATGCGAACCCACCCGGGGCTGCGATGAGACTTGCATGAAAAGATGTCTTACCTGTGTTTGGTCTAGCACCAACCTCTATGAGTTGTCCACCAGATACACCTTCAATCTTACGTGTGATGGGTGCAATATTAAATGCCCACTTTGCTTCCAACTCTGCCTTTGCCATGAGCGTTTCAATACTGATGTCTTCCCACTGTATGTTTAGGTTTGGTGTAAAGTCATCACCATACTGCTCTAATAAAGTGCGTAGCTTCTCCAAGCTAGTAGATGTACCATTCACCATATCGAATCCGATGTTTGCTACATCCTCACCAACTATCTGTTGGAATAATTTAGACAGAACCTCTTGGGCTATGTCACCACCCAAAGGTGTTTCACGTTTGACTTGAGCAAACAAACTTGCATACGCTTGTTTCTGTGCCGTAGTCAACGTAGGATTATCCGACATAAACAAAGCTTCTATCTCATCAGGCGTAACGGAGCGTTCATATCGTTCCATTGCACGATTGATAGATTGCTTTATCTTACGAACATCCTTACTGAATAGTCTATCGGGACACTTTGCACCACGATGGTCATCGTAGAACGACTTGTCCATGAGACTACGTATTAAGGCTAGTTCCATTTAGGGTCTCCTATGTTAGTTAGGTTTTCAAAATCAATTGGGTTACGGTATTTTAAATCATCGGCTAATCGTAATACACGGACGTTATCTACATGTCCTCTTAGTTCCTTTGCAAACTGCAAAGTCTTTGGTAATGCATCGGGGTCTAATGCAATGACGGCTGTTGAGAACTGCGACAAGTACCTCTTGTGCGATTCGGATAAAGATGTTCCCAACACAGCGACCCCACACCAAACATCATTACCAACAACTGCAGCACTTATGCAATCCTCAACAACCACAGCTACCTTACCACATCCATACGAATATGGCAAGCCGCTATTCCCATATTTTTTCCACTTTGGCAACCTTTTTCCGAGCGCACGACCTGTTGCGTCGGCAGTATTGTTGTTATGGATGATAGGGAATACAACACGGTTATCCTTGACATCATACATCAAGCCAAGCTTTTCAGCGTCAAGTCCGTATTGTTCATACGCCCATGTTTCTATCTCGTTGTTGTGTGGAACGACATAGATAGGCAAATCAAATGTATCTTCTGCAAACTTTTCTGCACCACTAAAGCCAGCACGTATATCATCTACGGATAGATGCACACGAGTACCACCTCTAATGTTACAAGAAGCTTTGTAGCAATTCCAAACTAATGAACCCATATTATTGGTGGCAGTAAATGTCTTCACGCCACCACAGTTAGGACAATCCATACGTTTTGTCTCACCATTAGGTAAATCTAAATCACTTACAATGTTATATATATTTATCATATAATATCACTCTTCTGTGTTGCACTTATAAGTGCTTATACCATGCATCTTTCGTGTAGTCAATGCATAATTTGCACTTGTAAATGTATTTTTCATGTATGGCTTTACTGATTGTGGATTACTGTGACCAGTCACAGCCATGATTTGACCTATACCCACACCAGCTTCTACCATTTCTGTTGTACCTGTCCTTCGTAAGTCCATCAAGCGTAAGTCCTCAGACAGCCCACATTGGCGCATGATAGCCCTTCCAGCTTTTGATAACCTCTCCATGCTGTAAGGGTGGTACAAGCCATCTGTAGGCTTTGGACGAGGACACACGTAGGGTTGAAAGCCAAAGTCTGCTTTCTGTTCTGTCAGCATCTCTGCCAAGTTGTCACTAATCGGTAATGTGACTTGCGCTCTCCGTTTGCTTTGCTCTAGATACAGTTTCTTATCTGTAAGATTAAGACTCTCCCAAGTCAATGACCGCATATCGCCAAGCCTTTGACACCACTCGTATGCCATCTGCACTATCAGTCCTATGTTTCTGTACTCAAATTTAGAGTAGCACATATCTAGGAACGTGCGTAAATCATCTTCTGTCCACACAGTCTTTCGCTGGGCGGGTGTCTTACGTCTGACTGTGGCAAACGGATTGACTGTAGCATACTCCATGTCAATAGCGAATCGGTATAGCCGTGATGCACACGTACATATGTGATTCGCAAAGTGTACACCACGAGTCACCCAGTCCTCGTAACAATGCTTTGCATCTTTGGTTGTTATTTTCTGATACTGTTTATCACCCAAACTGTCAGCCAATACTGACATCAGATAGATATAATCCTTCTTAGTTTGTTCTCGTAACATACTGAAATCATTAGATAAATAGTATCTGTCTATCAGCTTTGACAGTGTGTCGTTATGACGCAACTCTTTTGGCTTGCTTGATTCCCGAGCAGAATCTATTTGCTGGTTCAACTCTAAGGCCAGCCGTTTCACTTCACGAAAATCTGTGCCTAACTCTATCCGTTTCATCAATCCACTTGTAATAAATTCTTTGGGTGGATTCCACCGATAAGATATTATACCATTGTCATGCACCCTTCGATTAACATATCTTGGTAATGTCATGCAACTTCTCCTAACCATGCCGGCATATCTCTGCCCTTGTTATATCGTGCAAACTTCAGCTTGTCTGCCTTGTAGAAAGCACGATACGCATTGATGGGTAGGAACTCGTCTGTCTTGAGTTCGTCCATGCCACTGAAACACTGTGGGTGTTTAGTCAATCCCAACTCTGGTAAGTAAGTGCTACCAAAAAATATAGCGTTCTTATGTTTGCTTGCACCATGTATCTTACCATATCTTTTTGTGTACTCCACTAGCATTGCTACGTAAAGTGTATAGGCATACATGAAATTACTCCTGCTATGCATAGCCCACAATGTACATGGATGCTTTTGATGTACAGGTTTGTACAATCCCCATATCTCTGCATATTCGGGTGCATGATGCCATAGTGCTGTGCATAACATCTGTGCTTCTTCTAGTGGCATCTTCACTATGTGTTGGTCACACAATGACTCTGCTATAATCTTGGGGTCTTCATCTACAATAAATCTATTCATGTTGGTATCCTTTCTATTATTACAATTAACACTTCTAACAGCCACCATACTACTATAATCTCTGTCATGGCAACACCAACCAAACCGCTGCGTTGGTTAGGAAAGTAACCACCATGACTAAAGCCATAGTTAATAATAATACTTGTCCCTCAGTCATCACAAAAGTTCCTCCAAAATTTACAGTTGTTAAATCGTTTGCATATTCTTTCATGCTTGGCTGATTCCCAACATTCAGATTGCCAAGGTGAGAAATACTTTGTAGCAAATCTGTCTGCCCAATCCTGTCCATCGACTGCCCACAGTGCGAGTATAGGGAGAGGTATCAATAGCAAGAACACCACAAAAAATGCCATGCCAAATCCTTTGTTATGATATGGTTTCATATTTATATTCCTTTCTTTTTGTTAAGACCTTTTGGGTCATATTGGTCTGCTATCTCTTCAGGTAAATGCCTACTCGCAGTAGGGTCATTGAAGAAATCGTTTAGGTACAGCAAGAATATTAGAAACAACATAGTATATCCAAAGTATTTCAAAAACTTATGAAATATTATGTAGGCTTCTTGTGCTTGCTTCAACGCTTCTGCTTTTACATCTTCATCACTCATACTATCTCCTATCCTGTTTGTAATAATTTACCACAGACACCACACTCATAGCCATGATATCTGTGACCATCTTGATAAAACTCATAATACTCCTCATTGCCCTCGCAATGGTCACACTCATGGTCATCATATTCAAATAATTCCTCACCCATACTGCACCACCTGTCCTGTGTTCCACTTGTCTGCTTCTTTCTGTGCGTCCTCATGGGTGTCGAACAGTTTAATAGGACTCTTGTCATCCCACATAGCACCACACCCTTGCTTGACGTACTCCAAACCTTCTGTTTCAAAAGGCTCA